CAAGAGATAGTGCGCAACGCAGAAACTAACTATACATCGGGGACAGTAACGCTTGGAAAGTACGTTGACTGGTCAATGTACGACACCGTGGAGCGTATCAACGCCTACATAAACTCCACTCACCTTTCAGGTGAAACAGACAGCCTTGGAAGGGAAAAGCCCTTCTTCAACATAGTCAACGCCTCAGTGAACATCTGGTACAGAGCAACCGACCTAGACAGAAAAGACATCGCCATACTTCCCGACAGAGCTTCAGACGTAGCACAAGCCTTCATCGCCACTGTTCTCCTCCAAGACTGGATGAAAAAGGCGCGTTTTGGCGTCTTTTTGAACCTGTGGGGAAGGACACTCGCACAGTATGGCTCTGCGGTTACTAAGTTCGTCGAGAAAAACGGTGAACTTACAGCCTCTGTCATCCCTTGGAACCGCTTTATCTCCGACCCGATAGACTTCTACGCTCTCCCTCGGATTGAGAAGCTCTACAAAACCCCTGCACAGCTCGAAAACATGGCTACTCCCGGCCACCCCGACTATGCAGGCTACAACAAGGAGGCGGTAAAGGCTCTCATGGACGCAACAACCTCGCGCAAAGACATGCAAGGCACCAACGTGGACAATCGCAGCGAGTTCATCGAGCTGTACGAAGTCCACGGCGAACTACCTATCGCCCTCCTTTCCGCCGACCCACTAAGAGAACCAGAGGCCGCGTGGGAACGCTACCGCCAACAAATGCACGTAGTCTCCTTTACCGCAACCAAAGGCGGCTTCTCCGACTTCACCTTGTTTAAGGGCCCCGAAGCAAAAGACCCTTACATGCTAACCCACCTCATCGAAGAGGATGGGCGCACGCTCTCTCGTGGTGCTGTAGAGGAGCTCTTCCACGCTCAATGGATGCAGAACCACTCCGTCAAGAACATCAAGGACACACTCGACCTCGCCTCCAAGCTCATATTCCAAACCGCAGACACGCGCTACGCAGGCCGCAACGTCCTATCGGCCATCGAAACAGGAGACATATTCATCCACGGCCCAAACATGCCGCTCACGCGGGTTGCGAACGATAAGCCCGACATCACCGCCTTCCAAAACTTTCAGAGCATGTGGAAGAACCTTGCGAACGAGCTTGCTTCTACGCCTGACGCTCTCAAAGGAAATACCCTCCCCTCTGGCACACCGTACTCTCTCGGTGCTCTCCTCACCGCGAACGCGAGCAACCTCTTCGAGCAGATGACCGAAAACAAGGGACTTCACCTCGAAGACATGCTCCGCACCTACGTCATCCCGCACCTCAAAAAGAAGATGGACAACACCGACGAGATTGCGGCAATTCTCGGTGATAGGGACATAAAGCAGATAGACGCGATGTACGTACCCCGCCAAGCCATCAGAAACTACAACGACCGCGCCGCAGAACAGATACTCAACCGCGAAGAACCTCTCCCATTCAACCAGCCTATGGAGGAGGAGGCGGTACGCAAGTCCCTCGCTCCCCTTGGAAACAAGCGCTTCTTTGTACCTTCCGACATATCAGAAAAGACCTGGAAAGAAGCCCTAAAAGACCTCGAATGGAGGCTTGAAATCCAAGTAACCAACGAGTTCAAAGACAAACAGGTGCTTCTTCAAACCCTTGCCACTGTCCTTCAGAGCATCGCGGCGAACCCGCAGATACTTACCGACCCGAACGCTAAGATGCTCTTCAACAAAATCTTGTCTGCAACCGGCACTGTGTCGCCGATAGAGCTTTCAGCTACTACGACGATGCAGCCCCAGGCAGAAACGGTCGAGCCATTACAAGCATTAGCTCAGCAAACCTATGGAACAAAACAGTAAAGCAAGGCTACAGGACATCGTACCTTACTCGCTTGATACGTACTTCTCACAGGATGAGATTGACTTGATACGCTCAACGTTCAAGAACAACCCCCGCCTGATGAAACTGCTCCGAAAGGTATTCATCCCGACCATCCACGACCCAGAGCTTCCGATTGAGGAAATCTCAGGCGATGTATGGCTTGCTGGCAAGGACTGGGATGCTATTCCTGTGGATGAGGTGAAGTCTCTCGTAGTGGCTCGTGCCGACGCGGTAAAGTTCGTCATCGGTGGCCTCATCAAACTCAAAGTGCTTGCCCACCAAGAGGACGAGAACGCAGAGAAAGCAGCTCTTCGCCGCAAGGTAGACAGTGCACAGTAAAGTTCGTGATATAATTTAGTTAGCTGGTGGTGTTTGCCCACCTAAAACACATCCTATGGACGAAAACTTGGAGAACGTCACTCCTAACAACGACGAACAGGCCGAAACGCCTACACAGCAGGAGACTGCTGCGGAGACAGCCGAGAAAACTCCTAAAATCTCGGAAGAGGAAATCGCAGAACTCAAGAAGAAGGCCGAGCTTGCGGAAAACTACAAAAAGCGAGCAGAAAAGGCAGAGAACGAAAACAAAGAGTTCAAGAAGACCTCGAAGAAAGCTCCTTCACAGGACGAACTCACAAGCCGAGACGTGCTTTATCTCGCCAAAGCAGATATTCACGACGACGACCTTCAGGAAGTGCTCGATTGGGCACGCTTCAAGGGCGTTACCGTGGCCGACGCTCACAAGCAGCTAAAGCCCTCCCTCGACATGCGACAACAGGAACGCCTCACGCAGCTTGCTACACAAGCAGGCCGCAGTATGAGAGGTTCCAACAAGACCTCAGGCGAGGACATGCTCCGAAAAGCGGAAAAGACGGGAGAAATCCCCGACACCGAAGACGGACTGCGTGCACTTGCCGAGGCAAGATTGGCTAGAAAGCGGCAAAACTAAGGGAATGGTTCTGGCCATAGGAATGGGGTTATCTATCAACCCCTTATATGGCAAATACATTATCGACCTACTCGTTGCGCGACAAATACTTCAAGTCAACACTTGAGGTCGCGCTCCGAAATGCGCTCGTTGCAGAGAAAATCTGCATGGTTGACCGTTCGGACAACAAGCGCATTCAGAACCCGTACATCACGCAGCAGACTGCTGCTATCCAGGCCGTTGCTGGTACCTACTCGGTATCCGCGATGACCACAACGGATGACGCGCTGACGGTTGCTGATGAGGTAATCTTCGGTACTCATGTCTTCGACTTCGAGAACCTCACCTCTAGCTTCAACCTCATTACGTCGTTCTTCGACGACCTCACGTACTCGGTAGCCTTCAAGGTTGACCAGTTCGTGCTCAACGTCCTCTGTGAGGATGGCACCGGCACCTACACCACCCCGGCAGGAGGCTTCACCACGGCGGCAAACGTGCCTGTAATCATGGCGAACCTCATCTCCAAGGTGGCTGGCTACCAGTCTGGTATCGCTTCGGGCCTCTTCCTCGTCATCGAGAGCACCGACGTTGTGGGCTTCGCTCAGGCACAGGTTGGCTCAGGCTTCAGCTACGCAGACGCAGCGCTCAACAACGGCTTCATGGCCAAGTACATGGGCGTGGACATCTACGTAGTGCGCCCTGGTACCTTCGTGTCTTCGACCCTCGGCACCCGCAACGACCTCACCAACTCCGGCCACCGCATGTTCGGTGTCAAGAACACGGCGATGTACGCAACTCCACGTGGTATGCGCTACGAGGAGAAGGGTGTCTCTGGGAAGACTGGAAAGGAAATCGTCGTCTCGTGCCTCGTTGGCGCGAAAGTGTGGACGCCGAAGGCTTCCCTCATTGTGGACATCACGCTCGCATAGTTTATCCACCCGCATTTCGCGGGTTGGACTGGGGAGGCCCCCATTCCCCTCCCCAACCCAGCTCGTGAAGTGCAACATCAGACCTATGGCAAAGAAAGCAGACCCTCTCCCAGAGACTGACATCGTATCGAAGGAAGTATCCTCCGACCGAGAGAAGCGCTGGAAGGAGCATGTCGAAAACTACGCGAAAGCAAACCCGGTGAAGTTCGCCATCAAAAAGGCGAACAAAGAGTTCGACACCATTCCGGCGAGTTTCCGCTAAATTACCAGTCTCACTACGTTCATGGACACTATCAAGAACATAGGAGTTTCAGGCTCTGTAGCAGCCGTCGTTGCGGCTCTCGTCCTCCTCATCACAGGAGTACAGGGGCAGCCAGGACAGCCGGGTAAAGACGGCTTCGGCGCGCTCTCAAGCCCTGAAGTCTACTCCTACCTCAACGTCCACGGTGCGTTCTCGCAGGGTGGTGGCGTGACTACGGCAACGCCAGTCAACAGCGCCTACACTCTTACGACGAACGACATGGTATCGAGCAACGTCATCACCTTCACGGCTTCGACGACAATGCCCGCCCTTACCGTGACGCTCCCTGCGACCACGAGCTTCCCGCTCCCTGAGTACGCAGGTGCGTACCGTTCCTGGGTTATCGAGAATCCGTTTACCGGAGCCGCGACCACTACGACCATCGCAGCCGGTACGGGCGTTGACCTTCAGGAACCAGACGGACAGAATGTCGTAATTGGTATCACCAACTACGCATTCCTGAACTGTTACCGCAAAGCCAGCACTGACATTGTGTGCAGCGTTGACGAGAACATCCCAGCAGACTAGTCACCTTAGCCCGTTTTACGGGCTGGGGGGTGGCATGGAGGTGCCTAGCCCTTAGCCCGATAACTCACATTATGACCACTTACGCAAAACCACTCGCCTTCTTAGTAGGGGCACTCATTCTCGCCTCTGCGTTCGTTCTGTTTACTCAGGCACCGTTCGCTTCCGCAGACGCTACTACCGCCCCGACAGTCACCGAAAACACGTTCAAGCACTACACATTCTTCTCTACCAGTACCACCCAGACCAACTTCTCAACCACCACCACCGCCACTTCCACCAACATCGTGGCGTGGTTCAACTCCAACGGTGAAGCTGACAACGGCTCATTCGTCATCGCGGGAGCTAAGAGCGTCACCCTGTACCTCTCCCGTGCATGGGACTCTGTGGGGAACGCTGGGTCAACTACCTTCAAGATTCAGGTAACGCCCAAAACGAGCCCTTCTGAGACGGACTGGTTCCCGTTTGTCGACCTTCAGAGCGCTACATCAACCGCTGTCTTCACTTCTGACATCGTCCTCACTGGTACAACCACGATGGCCGTCAACCTAGACCTCGTAAACAGGGGCTTCTACGCCATGCGCCTTGTCGCAGTCGAGGCAACTGATGGAATGCACTCCGCAACCGCATCCGCTAGCTTCTAGGTATGACACTTGCTGACATTCAAAACAGCATATACCTTCGCACCTCCACCAACTCAACCACGTTCTCGAATGCTCAAATGGTGATAGCGATAAACAACGCGCTCGAACGTGTCGAGGCGCTAGTCCGCACCCACATCAGTAACTACGACGTAACCAGATACACCACGTCCGACCTCACAACAGGCACCGCCGTTCCAAAGTTCCGCTCCCTCTTCCACGACCTCATTCCTCTCTGGGCTTCCTACACCTTCTCCGCTGCGAAACAGCTACCAAACGCCGCATTTTTCCTTCAGGAGATACAAATCAAGGAAGCAGAGCTGAAAAACTGGTACGGCGCACGCAACTACAGGGTATTCACCGTCACGATTGCCACCCCTGGGGTATTCACCCTCAAAGACCACGGCTTCAAAGCGGGGGACAGAGTGATATTCGAGACGTCGGGTGCCCTTCCGACCGGACTCTCCGCAGAGACGTGGTACTACGTCATCTCCGCTGGCCTCACTGACAGCACATTCCGCGTCTCATCCACTGACGAAGGTACAGTCGTGGACACATCAGGTTCGCAGTCCGGTACTCACTTCGTAGGTTCCGACACAACCCCTCGCATGAAGGTTAGCAGCGATAGCAACAAGTAGCATGATAGGCTCCAAACAGCTTGTACTCAGCGCCGAAGACATCATCCAGCGCGGTATGTCCTCCTCTGACGAGATAGCTGACGGAGCTTTCTCCCCTGCTTCTGAGGGTATAAACCCACTTGTTACGAAGGGTGTCATCTACGGCCCCGCCTCCGCTACTGACAAATCAACCAACCTATCGGGAGACGCTATCGCGTGGTGTGAGACATCCCTGGACAACACCAACGGCTACATACTCTCGGACACTGGCTACATCCACTCGCTCTCATCCACGCAAGTCCTGACTGCCGCAGCCTCCGCACTCACAGGGACATGGACTAAAGGCACGTCCGACATCGTGCAGTTCATCGACAAGATATACGCCACCTCCACCACGGACGTGGCACGCATGGATACCAACCTCACGAACGGAGACCATGACTGGTGGAGCACCACACTCGGCCTCACCGCCCTTACCTCTGGTGTACGCCACCCCCTCCTCATATTCCAAGACCGCCTGTGGATAGGGGACAACAACTCCCTGAATAACATCGTCAACAGCTCGACTGGCAACAATGACGTGTTAGTCCTCTCAACTCACCACCAAATAACAGCTCTCGGTGTAGACCCTTCGTCGGGAAAAATGCTCATCGCTACGTCTCACTCGGCAAACTACTCAGGCACCATATCCAGCGGCTACTCTGTCTTCACTTATGATGGCACTTCATCTACGTACACGCGCGAGTATGCCGTAAACGGCCTCATCACCGGCTTCAAAAACGTAGGGGGCACCACGTACGTCATGTATGGCGGGAAGAAGATAGGGTACTGGAACGGCTCTGGTGTCACCTTCCTGCGAGACCTCCAAAACGTCACCCTCGCGGGCGCAGACCTTCCCTATAAACACCACCTCGCAGCGATTGAGAACACCCTTTACGTTGTGGATGGACTCCAAGTGCTCGCCTACGGAGAGGTGCTGCCGGGAAGAAAAATCTGGTACTACTGCTTCAAACAAGGCGTAAACTCCAACAAAATCGACGTTATCTGCCCCGTTGGTGACGAGCTTCTCGGTGTCGGGTTCGAGAGTGCTAAGTTTTATACCGTGGACACCAAAGACCCCGGTGCCCTGCGTCTCGACTTCAACAAAGTGTTCTTTGATAGGCCGGTATACCTCCGACAAGCGGAAATCATTTACGGTTCCGCCGTTGCCAACAACGACGACAACCGAAACCTCTACTACAAGACCAGCCGCACTGACGGCTAT